AAACGGCATATTGAGGATGATTTCCGCAAGGGTGGTTTCACCCATAATGGCTTCCACAAATGGCAGGAGACAGAGCGGCAGAGAAACGGAGGGAAAGTGGCGGACTCCCGGTACGGTCCATTGCTTTCAGGCAGAAACCATCTGTCAGGAAGCATTGAATATGCACCGGGCAACGGAACCGTTACGGTCTTCACCCGCGTGCCTTATGCCGGATTACACAACCGGGGAGGTGTCATAAGCCCCACCGTCACCCCAAAGATGCGTCGCTTTGCCTGGGCTATGTACTATAAAGCCACCGGTATCAAACGGAAAATGAAACATGGCGGGAAAGCTCGTAGACAACGTGAAGAGAATGCCTCTGAAGAGGCGCTGAACTGGAAACGTCTCGCACTGACGAAAAAGACCAAGCTTACCGTACACATTCCCAGACGCCAGTTCATGCCATCTACACCCGGATCGGAACTGACAAAAAAGATAAGCGATAAGCTACAGCAGGAAATTCAAAAGATTATCAATATTTAAAAGCAGCATTATGGAACAACTTTTCAACGACCTTCAACAACAAATAGCCGACAAGATGGGTAGTGCAATTACCCTCATTGATGAAGACTGCGGACAACTGGAAGCACTCACTAACGGAGAAGACCAGTATCCGGTAACATTCCCCTGCGTCCTGATCAGTATCCCTCAAACCGTCTGGGACAATATCAAGAACGGTCTCCAGCACGGAAAAACGACTATCACCGTCCGGCTTGCTTTCGACTGTTATGATGATACCCATTATGGCAGTACGCAGGAGCAGCACGTCACCGAACGTCTCACGCTGGCAAAACGTTTAAACTCTTATCTGCACGGCTGGCGGTTCGACGGATGTGATACCGTCCTGATACGTCGGACCAGCCGCCAGTTTTCATTACCGGGAGGTGTTAAAGTTTATGAAACGGAATATATTACTACGGTAGCGGATGAGATTCAGAACAACGAAAGCTGACGTTTCAGCTCATCCTGTTGACGGATAATGCGTGGATCAGCACTGGCGTTGATGATATTATAGAAAGTTTTTTCGCAGATAGGATAAAGAGGCCAGATATATCTACGAAGGATTTCACGGTTGCTCAAGCCACTCCGTGCATGTTCATCGTAAATGCGGAGTATCTCGCTAACCTTATGAGCATAGCTCCGTCCTATGATTTTTGTCCGATTCTTCTTCATATCCCGAAATACTGATTGATTACCTGATACAAAAATAATGATAATAGCATTTGGGTACAACTAAATCTGCGTAAAACATATTGCATTAAAGAAAAAGAAAGCCGCTACATCCATCTTGCAGCGGCTTTCTTTTATCTGACTACTTCTGTTTCCATTAATCTCAGAATCTTATTAAACTTGCTATTACTCATATTGACAGGTCGAAAAGACTCTTTTACGCGTTCAAATGGACGAAGAGAATGTTTCAATGTTTCTCGAGCTTCTTCTCTTGCCTTTTGGGCACACATTTCAATATATTCTTCATCTGTCAAGTTATAATCAGTAATAGTATCTGTTATCGTTGAAAATCGGCATAAAAGCCCATTAGGTTGTCTTGCTATAAAATTCATTTTTATTTTTTTTATTGAATATCATTCCGAGGTACTCCTCGAATTGATCCGTTACTATGCTATTAGTTATAATTTTTGAAATAGAATACATACACTAAGAGATAAACTTGAGATATCTGCTTTTTTGACTTCATTGTTAAATTCCTCATTTATTAAATTACAGAAATATAAAAAATCATCTTCAAAGATATTTTTCAATCTCGTTTCAACTCGTAATGCTTTAAGAATACGTTTTTCTCTAACGTTCTCATAATTAATCCCTTCCGGATGGATCAATTCGGGCTTCCCCATATAATAATTAGGCATGAAACCTCGCTCTACCTTTCCGTATCCTGGAACAAAAGTATCACATTGGCTAATGTAATCTTGATAACTAAATTCCTGGAAAACAGATTCGTTAATTAACTCGCGTAAATGTTCTAATACATTATAGTATGTAATTTCATCATACATAAAGCATGTACAAATAAATTGCTCATGCTTTTCTTTATAATAAATATTAATATTATAGGTTACATCAAGCATTTTAAAATCCAACAAATCATTCTCCTTACTGTCTAAAACCTCATGGACAACTTTCACTTGTTCTTCTTTCAAATTAAAGAAGCTAGTCATATTCAAATTCATAAAAACAAATTATTTATTTTTTTAACAAAGATACTAGATTTATTGACACGCATTACTTTTACTCGCTAATTTATTTCAGAGATTTGATTCGAGGGAAACCGAAGTTTCTCTCGATTAATGTTAAGCATCAAGTAATTCAAGACGTTTGCCAAGAATTACTGAATACAGTTTCATCACGTCATATTGTTCAACCATCAAGCTCTGCATCTCAGAATCCAATGAATGAAACTTCTCGGACTTTACGAAATCACCCAGTTTTACGGCACGTTCGTCCAGTTCTGCCTTTTCGTCTATAACTCTTTGAATGAATGGTTCCATATATTTGAGGGTTTTATAAAGCCGCCCAAGGCTATAATAAGTATTTTACTAACAAGACTATAAGCAAGTTACTTGCGATGATATAAGTGAAATATTTATTCTATTGCACAGTTAAATCTCAAAACATACCTTTGTGGTATAATTTTTTAAATATATAATTTATGGCTAACTACATTATTAATTTCACATTAAATGGTGAAAGGCACTTCACTAGGGGGGAAATGAATTACCCTACTAAAGAAGATTTTGAGAACGAAAATTACAGTAAGGAAAAAGCTAAGGAAAAAGCTATAATGATTATCCAAGGATACATGGATGTTAAACAAATCCCTTATGATATTCATCCTATGGATGTAGTTTTCGATATCAAATTTGACTAGATTACAATATGCTCTTATTTTATAGTAAGAGCATATTTATTTTGCTCCTTTCTACTTTGTATTGAGTTATTTCTTCTTTTTAGATTCACGTTCCATTTTTCTTCGCTGTTGCCTTGTAAGAGGTGGAATAAACTCAGGTGTCTTTTCTAACGACTTCTTTACTGATTCGCTTGCAGGCGTGTATAAATCAGAATCTAATATTAACCCGCCATTAAGGACATGTTCGATTTGCCTATCAGGCAATTTTATTGTCTGATCGATTGTAGGTCTTTTCCATTTGAATACTCGAATGTAATATGGAACAGATTTAAAAGTCTTTGTATGCTGCATATTACCTCCGCAACTACACCCAATAATAAAAGGAGTTACACCTTTATCGGCGTAGGTCGTTATTTTCTCACGGAAACACTTTTCACACTGATACAAATCAAATGTTCCCCGACCATCGTATATTCCAGCATCTTCAATGGTTGATACCATTTTAGCGTATCTATTTCTTATTTCTTGTATATTCATATCTTTCTTGTTATTAGTCAATTATCAAAATTTCACGATATGCAATGTCTATCTCATTCGTCTTCTCATTCTCATTGAAACAATAGCAAAGAAACCATTTCAACGCACCTTCATTCTCATATTGTGCTTTCCACATTTTACCATTATAGAGAGCTGACGGTCGAGAACAAGTATAATCCATGAGTATTTCAAAATCAAGTCTACTCATCACTGCATGAGTATCATCAATTAGTATCAAGTAAGTTGGCGGCTGTTGCCAACACATCCCATAAGGATGCGTCATAGGTGGAATAATATTATCTTTATTCATTATTATCTTGTTATACGTTATTTTTCTCCTTGTCAAATTCAGCTAAAAACATCTGTAATCCTACCCCCATTGAGCACACACCATCGAACAACTTATACATCAATTCCGGCTCTTCTTCCCAAATTTGATAGACTATTACTTTTTTTCCTGCTCCTTTCATCCATCCTGCCTCCGAATGTGCAGAGCGTCCACAAGGCAATACAAGAACACAAACATCTGCCCATTGCATTGCATCAAAATCAGATTTGAAACCAGCCTGTGCAATGGGATGTTCAAGCGCAGCCCTATATTGGTCTGTACTCCAATTCCGCCAATCTTCATCAATCTGTGACCACTGAAATCCAGTTTTTCCAGCAGGATGCCTAAAATCGTAAACCTCATGTCCCTGCTCGCGAAGGAAACTAACTACTTGTGGTTGATGTTGATTTCTCCAACTACTTGCTACATAAATCTTTGCCATATTCTTATTCCTTTCTAAATTAAATATTATCAAAAGCCGATCTTTCCCGGCTGTTATCCCTTTATTTTAAAACTCCACAATAAGCCAAAACCGATAAGGAGGTAAATATACCTATTACTGATACTAAATATAGAATCAGTAGATCCTCTAAGCTATTATCTTTTTTCATATCCAATTTAATCTTCTACTATTTTATCATCTGTTAGCAAACGTTTCATTGCCCGGTCTCTTTCCGCTTTTGAAGGATAATTGTCCCCATACCTTTTCCAACTATCCGGATTTATATCGCTTTTAAAAGTGATATGCGGCTGGGGGTAATCATGGCGACGCAGGATTGTATAGCCGGCTTTGCACAGTTTTCTTTGATCTTTTGCATTCATCTTTTTGCTAATTAGAATTAAACTTGATTCTGGCATAACGATAGAATCGTATATAACCAAACTGGTAGGAAGGGTGCTCCGTATTATCCGATATGGTAATTTGTACATTATAACCTTTTATTCGTAAGAAACGGGCAGCAATTTCCTCAATAGTGTATGTTTTTATATATATATCCCAATCACTAACGACCAATATCGTTTTCACATTCCCACTTTTCAGAATCCTTTTAAAATTTCTGATAGTGCGTATTATCTCCTTCTTCTTGTTCATACTTTAGTTTTATCCTCTTTTAAAATAGTTTTATAGGCTTCTTCCATCCGTTCAATCTCCTCCACACATGCCAGCCATCCGGGAAAACCTCCGATGTTTTTGTCATCGATATAGCAATGGGCATATATCTTTTTCCCGCCTTCCCCATATTTAGCGACATTTTCAGGATCATGGTCATTTACACGGTCGAATGGTATTTTGCGTTCCAACAGCCAGTTGATGGCATTCAATAACTGATCACCAGTACGGCATGTCCAAATAATGATTTTATGTCCTTCATCATGTAATTTCCGGAGCGATTCACCAGCGTATGGTTGCTCCCCGTCAATAGCCGGGAATCTCCCCCGGCTAATGGTTCCGTCAAAGTCAACTGCTATAATCATAATCTACAGAATGAAGGTTCAATACGACGCCATACTCCGTTCTCGTCACGCTTATGGAAATAGTAATTAGTTGCAGTTTTATACACGACATTACTTTCTTTAAACAGTTGCATGATAGAGGCATATTCTTCATCAAAACGTGACTCCAATTCATATAATTTGCTGATAGACTTATAGTCCAAATCCCCCTGACGGTTACGTTCGAGAAGCGTCATCGCCATTTGATACATCGGATCATCGACTCCTTTTTCCGAATGGGCTATATAATTCTTCAGGTAGTCAATCAGCCTTTCGGCAGCGAGATCGGCACGTTCATCAAAACTTTTCACCTTGTTGCTTTTTACCTCCAGTTTGAAGTTCCCGTCTACTACTGAAAAAGTGGCGGTTTCTTCACCCTGACGCATACGGAGCTGACCGTATTCACGCATCACGTTACGGAAAGCCTTGCTTTCACCCACAATCCAATCATAAAAGCCCTGAACATCATTCACTACTGGCATGAGTTTACTTTCCACATCGAACATGAACTGATGTCTCAACGCTTCGTAGGTTTCCTTCCGCTGAATGGACTCTGTTTTTTCTTCCTCTTTCAGTTTACGCAACAGTTCCGCCTTTTCTTCTTTTGACAATTTACTAATATCCATACTATTAACTTTTAAATGATTAATTACAATTTGATTTTATATACTTCTTTCAGTTCCCGTTCCTTGTTTTCCGCTTCGATATAAAGCGATGACCTTTGGTCTACCAACTTCGCAAACTCGTTACGATTCATATTTCCGGCATACAATTTTTCGTGTATGGCATCCAGCTCACCGGGAATCTTGTCAAGCCGATCCAGTAATTCATTAATCCGGTTTATCCGGTGTTGTTCCGCACTAATATCCGCCATCTTCTTTCTTTTTTAATATTGACTCCAGCTTCGGTATCAACAGGAGAAGTTCTTCCCCGTCCAGTTCGCGAAACTTCTTTCCTGCTATCCGGGTATCAAGGCAAAACGCATTCACCGCTCCCCAGTCCGTTGTGTCGATTCCGATCCGCTGCACTCTCTTCAGGACAGCCGATCTGCGTCTCCTTATTTCCCGTTCGGTGATGGTTAGATCCTGGTTTTCTTTTTTCGCACCGTTCAAATAACCGCAGAGATACATTGCCTCGCTGTATGTCAACTCTTTTGTGGTATTTGTCCGTCCGTCTGTCAGGTCTAGCAGGATAGCCCGCTTTTGTTCGTCATCAATGCCTTGTGCGCTGTATATGATATGCAGGCGTTTGATAAGGCTCTTACTGATAGGTTTCTTCGTCTTCTGTTCCATCATTATCGCTTTTAATATTTTCAATCCAATATTTTTGATACCCTTCCGCCCATACTATGTAATATCCGCGTGAACCTCCTTTGCCACGTCCGATAAATGTTGCCTTGAAATGTTCCACGTAGATTCTTTTAAAGCTGTCACGTTTCACGTCATAGGCTGTTTTTCCTTCCACCTCGCGCCCGTCCACATGCGAGATGAAGACAAATATCTTTCGCGGATACTTCTTGCGCAGGCGGATTATTTCGGGGGCTTTCGCTCCCCCTTGCTGCTCGAAGTATTGTATGGAGTCTATCATTATCACGTCCGGGCTGCGTTGCTTTGAGAGGTATTCGTCCAGTTCTGTGATGGTGGCTTCATCCGAATAGATTATATTATTCGTTTTACTATGAATGCCGACACTAAGAACGGAATTCACGAAGTCGTCGCACGCGCCCATTTCAAGTGTTAAATAAAGAACCCGGAGCCCCATTTCATCAAATTTGCGTGCCAGCTGCAGAGCGAAAGAACTTTTTCCTTGTCCCGACTTTCCGTAAATGATCCAGCAACCGGATTTTTCCGGACGACCGAATGCCAGATACCATTCACCGTCAAAATCAATATATTCATGTCGGATGTCTTCTAGGTTCTTCTGACTCCAAACTTTCATGCCAGTTCTCCACGCTCGATTTGTTGTTTGATTATACGGTCTTCGATCATGCCGGACAGTTCACGCAAATCATCGGTAAACCAAACATATTTTCCCGGCACAGGCTCTTTTTTCTCTTTATTCAACTTTCCCCAAATGTTTTCCTGTTCCTCCGTATCATTGATCCCGTTTGCCGCGCAAATGGCTTTGACATCCTTCTTTGTGGCTCCCAGTAATGCGATGTAGTTCCGGCAAAATCTGCCGTCTATTTCGTCGTATCCTTCTACACGACCGACATAACGCTTTATATTGCGTTCCAGCGTCTCCGTTCCGGCTACGATAGCCCCCAAACGGTGTAAAGTATCATCATATAGAGGTATCAACGTACAAAGGGCACTGTGCGCCAGTTTTCCGGCATCATCAAGGATTAACAAAGGGGATTTTCCAGCCATGCGGTTTATGTGTGAAACAACCAAGTCCATAAGGTCATCGTTATCCATATAGCGCGTTACCGTTTCCCCCATGCATGTGGCTAACTTGGTCAGGAATTTACGTGCCGTCCACTTCCGGCATTTCAGATATATGACTGAATTATCAGTACTCATGTTATAAAGGTCTATGAGGGATTGAGTCTTCCCACTGCCGGATCGGGAAGATATGCACATCCATTTGTGATTCCGTTTGGCTGCCACGAACGCGGTGCGTACCTGCTGGTAACTGGTGACGCTTTCCACTACATTCCAGGCGTTTTCGTAGTAATTAAGACCGGAAGCGATCTTTTCAGCGATAGAGTCTTCGTTAGCTCCATACTTGCCGCTTCTGAATTGGGACATGGCGGTATCCGATATTCCACATTTACGCGCCAACTCCGTTGCAGATGATCCGCGATTGATTAACTTCTCTATGTACGTTTTTAATGCTTGATTATCCATGTTGTATATCTTTTAAATTGTTTTTAAATCATCTTGAAAAATTCATGTCCAGCGGGTTGTAATCGTAATCTTCATCATCCGTTCCGGTGGAAGCCATTGCTACACTTTGCCGGGTGATATGTTGGGTCACTTCCATGAAATCCGCGTCCGTGGCGTCATCCCTCATTTTCGACCGGACATCCTTGTGCTGTCCCAAGCTGTCGGTTATCAGGTAGCGGTCAAGAACCGTTCCTGCAGCTATTTCGGGGATACGTTGGCAAATGGTGGTGATTCTCCTGTCTACCTCTTTCACTTTCTCCTTCACCGTTTCCACCATTTCAGTGTTGAACCTGTCGACACGTGCCCGGTATTCAAAATGTTCCGGTTTCTGATCAGCCAAAGCCATCGGAACTTTGATATCACGTTGCAGTACGTATTGCAATGTCCCGATCTCTTTGTCAACACGACCGGACTTCAGGCGTTTTGCGTTCGATACAAGCACCTGACTCATATCGTCCGGGTCAAAGCGTACTATCCAGTCTTCGTTGTAATGGTCGCGGAGGGAAAGGTCGAAGCTGTCGAAGCAGATTCGTTCACCCATGAACTCGATAAACAGTCCCGAACCTGTGATCTTGTTTGTGCGTCCGGTGGTTTCCCCCATGAGCATCAGATATTCCTCAATCCCGAAAGGCATTTTGCGGGCTTCTTCGGTACGTTCCCATGCAGCGCGGTAAGCATCTATCTTCTTTGCCCGTTCCTGCGCTATTATAGCCTCTAATTGCGCAATAACGGTGGCTTCATCCGGGATGAACTTGTGATTCTGGTTTAATACTTCCAAATTAGGCTGGTTATCTTTGTCGGCAGTGATACCGAAGCCCGACCAGTTCGCCTGTTTTTGGCAGTATTCCACGTTCAGCCGTTTGAAATAGGGTTCTACAATTTTGGACTTTGCATTTCCCAAAGCGGCTGGTGTATAGTACTTGGTCATGGCTTCATAGAAGGGAACCATCACCTTCTTTTGATAATTGTCGCTTTGTAGCTGTAAAGGCTTATAGCGTTCCCCAAATAGCTCTTTGGTATGTTGTACCGCATTTCGTAATGCTTCACGAATAAGAGCGGGTGATTCATGGTCGCCAATGGCATACCCTACCGGATATTTTTCACATGCGTCAAGTACGACTACCATCGTTTTCCGGTTGGTATAAGTGGTGTACATATATCTCTTTTCCTCACCGTTTTTCTTTACCGTTTTGGGAGTCTTTTTCTGGTAGAACAGTTCCGCATCCCATCCGTCCAGCGTCCAGTAAGTAAGTGCTTGTGTCGGGGCTTCGCGGTGTATCTGTTTCATGCGTGTGTTCTTCAGAGCTTTGTCTCCCTTGTTTCCCGCCATTGTTGTGAGAGCAAATTTTTGTCTCCAGTTCTCAACGGTGGTAGGACTATCGATCGGTTTCCAATCCATCAGGGAAGCCACCTTGTTGTATTCTTCCATGATTTGAACATTATTCAGATTGTTATGCATACTGATTAATTTATGCATCACTGCCTTTGCGTCCTCGTTCAGTACGACTGCCGCGTATTTGTTGCCATACGATTTATGGATGACACTGCGATAGCCTTCTTCCTCACTGATCCGTCGTGCCGCTTCATATTGCTCGCATTTACGTTTCAAAGCCTTCCAGTTCTTCGGCAGGTTATGAGGAAAAATATCACGCCCGTTCGGGTCTTTCAGTGTCAGAAGATCATTGCTCAACTTACAGAGCTTTTCCCAAACGTTGATGCGCGTACCACCACCGCCTATCGAGTTGGCTTTACGACCATCGCGAAGGGAGAGGAGCGCGTTCATGATGCGCACATTAAGGGTATATTCGTCAATCTTCGCGGGGGGAAGCTTCTTGTCACCGTCATAGCGGTATTTCACACTGAAAAACTCGTAGGCGGCATTGCTGTAGACAATCGCATCTTCCAGTATGGATTTCTGTGTTTTAGCGGCAATTTCTGCACGGGGATCACCTTTACGTACAATGTACCCTTTCTTTACGTCCTTTCTCATGGTTTCAAAATCTACTAGGGCAGGACATCCGGGAATACCACGACGGAGTACGATAAGTTGCCCGTTCCTCACCATCGAATAGTATGTTCCTTCAGGAATGAACCCATCTTCACTCCCAACTTGCGTTTTGGGATTGAAGATGATTAATTCATTCGCAAACACGCAAATCCGATTATTAAATATCTCAGCCATAATAATTATACTATTAACTTTAGCGCAAGTCCCGGCACTGCCCCAGGATTGTAGCTGCTTCCCCTCTTTTCACCTGTTCCCATTGAAAACCTGTCCTAACACCATTAAATAATACCATGACAAATTCAATCTGAAACCATGAGTCTGTGTTATCCCGAAATACGGGGAAGTTCCTTGCTTGCATACTTGTTTTACTCTTCGTCCTTTTCCGAACGGAATTCCCTTTCAAGAATGGTCACTATCGTGAAACAGGCAATAACAAAAGCCGCCTGCACATTAGAGGCAGACACCTCAATCCCGTCAACCAATGAAACGGTAGTTATTATCCCGACCGCTATCAACACATTCTGAATCACTCTAAATGTTTTCATATACTATATCGTTTTTCTTGTTCTACATTCATGTTTCTAAAAAGGCTATTCCTATTCATCACGAACCGGAATAGTTTTGCTACATTTGTAGCCAATATGGAAAATATTTAATTTAAATAAACCGTTATGATGTTTTTCGATGATTTGGAATCTAAACTTGCATCAGACCAAACAATATGCAAGAGTATACTCCGAGATGTAAAATGTCCTGTTCATAAGCTAAAGGCACGTATCATCTATGATTACGACAAAGACTTCACTTATGCCCATATTACGAAATGCTGTTGTCCTCAATTTGCCCAAATAGTGGCGGATACGATCCGTAAAACAGAGACTATTGATGTAGTAGTAATTGACGACTGTGAATATACTCGCTGAATTGGACAACTTTCTCACTGAAACCCGGCACGTGTCACCAACCATGAATAGTTTCTTCTTGAATCTGGCATGGTTGCCGAGGCGTAGCACATCATCTGCTGTTAAGTTATCACCCATGACAATGGCTTGAAAAATAATGCGATCTATACGTTTCAAAATCTTATTCTTTTGCATTGCAGATTTTTATTTATTGCTTATTACTCTTGTTACATTTCCGTGAGAATCCAAAACCTTCACTTTTGATGGTTCATTACCTTCAGTATATTTAATTCCACCATTTTCTTGTGCCATTCTACGAATAGCTTCTGCATTCTTTCCATTCCGTTTGAAACGGAGTATTTGACTAAGATTTGCGAGAGATATTCCAAATGTTTCTGCAATCATCTTTCGTTTTTCGGTGTCTCTTAATTCAATTATTTGTTTCATACCTTTTTATTTTAGAGTAATTATTCATACATTTGAGCGCTGTTAATCTGTAACACGCTGCAAATATAATAGAGATATTTCAATTATGAAAGAAAACATGAGAGATTTTTCAGTATTAAAGCAGAGAATTCTGCAATATTTAGATTTTAAAGGGATTACAAAGTATGAATGTTATAAAAATACAGGCATAACCAATGGCGTGTTGAGTCAACCAAATGGAATGTCTGAAGATAATTTATTGAAATTTCTCTCATATTATAGCGATATCTCTACGGATTGGTTGCTTGCTGGATGTGGTTCAATGTTGCGTGATGACAATCAAACGAAAATTTCTAAAATCGTTCCAATAGAGTCGGAATTTGAGTCAATCCCTATCGTTGATATATCTGTAGCTGCAGGTTATGGATGTGAAAATCCTGATTTTATAGAAGTCGTGGAGACTATTAGGCTTCCTTACAATATGCTACGTAGGAATAGAAAATATTTCTGTGTTAAAGTACGAGGAGAAAGTATGTCTCCGACATTATTAGACTGTTCATATCTCATTTTAAGATTATTGGATCGAAGTGAATGGAATGAGATTAAAGACAATCATGTATATGTGGTAAGCGACAGAAGTGGACGTGCTTACGTGAAACGCATAAAAAATAGATTCCGTGAACATGGTTTTATAGTTTGTACCTCTGATAATGTTGATAAAGCTAATTACCCAAACTTTAATTTGATGGAAGATGAGATTAATACTATACTATATGTGGAATGGTATTTAAGCGCAAAGATGCCTAATATTAACGCGACGTATTATGATAAAGTAAACCATTTAGAAGACGATGTGGATGCTTTGAAAAGTCAAATGTCCCTACTTATGAAAAGGTTAACTTAATATTAAACATTATATTTTATTATAAATCATTGTTTTTTAGCATATTACCAAAAATATCTGTATTCCTAAAAGTTGTATTATAGGGTATAACTCAATGCATATACCAGTATTATAGGGTAAAACTCAATAATAAAAACACTTCTTTTTTAATGGGTGTTTAATGGGTGATATTCACATTTTGTCTCTATTTTCTAATGGGTGTTTAAAGGGTGCTGACATGGGTATAGGCTATTTTAACAATAAATTATATCTTTTCCATAAGTCTGTATTTATCACGAAATAAACAAAAATACATCCTATTTTCTTCATTTATTTCGTATATTTGCAATTAGAAAAACTTCCATATAGCAACTATATAGAAGTTTTTAGTATTACAAATATCTAAAAGTAAAGTCATGGCTAAAGAGACTAAGGTTATACATGTTCATCTCATTTTCAAAAAAACAAGCCGTTTTTTTGGTTCTATATCAGCAATCTATTCTGAATTTACTGCTGAAGAAATAGGTATTACGGAAGAAACCCTACGTCACAAAGGGTTGTCCGATGGTGTTTCCTTCGCTACTAAAAAAGCGATCATACAACAAGGAGTGCTTATTCGAAGCGCACGAAAATAGCATTTTAAGCCGCTGTAATGTATTTCTATATCTAAATTAATAAAGGCTATACACCCATCTAAATGGAGCGTATAGCCTTTGTTTTAAGCCTAAAAACAGAAGCAACATACAGTCTTTCCTTCGCCTTTTCAATCTGTCTCTCATTGTTTCCCTATTTACAGCACAGTCCACCGGAATGAATATAGAAGCAACGGAAGCAAAATAGAAGGAACGGAACTTTTTGTTTTCTTCCCAAATATATTGCGTGACATTCGTCAATCACCGATGTACAGGCGGTTTCACGTACTTCACCTTACATTTCATTCATGCCACATTTTGTATTGAGCCCCGTATTTGCTGAAGGTATAGATCCGGATAATTTGAATGAAAATATCGCTTATGCACTTACAACGAAAGATGCGTGGGGGAATGAAATCATCTCCGGATATGATGTGAAAGTTACAGCTAAAGAAGAAGAAAAGACACTTGTAGATGTAAATAAGGATGTAGATTTCAAAGTTACTCATAATCTGGATGAATTGGTTGGTGATCAATTGAATGATGTAGTAGATTATACTTATTCAGTTGTCGAAGCCGATGCTAAGAAAATTGAGGCTACATTTAGCAAGGAAAATAAAACAATTATTGCTAATAAGGAAGGCAAATTGACTGTTACTATTGCCTATTTTACTACTGCTGGAAATGAAAAAGAAGCTAAGTTGAATTTGACATTCAAGTATGCAGCTGAAAAAGCAGAGATTAAAGATATGACTTGGGTCGTAGATGGCGAAAAAGTAACAGCTACTTCTGAAATTGTTGGTCCTTCAGTAGATGTAATCAAAGCAAATATAACAGCTGGTATAGATACGGAAATCGCTTATACTGATGGTGAAGTTGAAATTAACGGAGTGAAGGATTTGGAATATGAAGGTGGTATTACTTTGAAACTGGTAGGTTTGGACAAAGACGGAGAACCCGTAGCTGATATGTCTACAGGTGTAGCTGATATTACTAAATTTGTAATCGAAGCTACATTTGATCCTGCTGAAGTTGCTGCTGTTCCTCATACTGCAACAGTTAAATTCAAAAATGCAACTCCGACTCCGGGATTGGATAATGATGTTCTGTATGAAACGACATTTAAGATTACTGTAGACCAGCAGGATAGTAAGTTGTTTGAATTCAAACGTGCAGGTGCTTACTTTAGTGGTGATAACGCTACTGCTTATGGTAATGTAAATGATGAAGATGCAGTAGGTAAGATTACTTACAATCTTTACAAACTGTACCAGGAAGGTTCTATTTCTGCTAAAGAGAAAGCACTTATTTCATTTGATGAGGAAATACCGTCCAAAATGGTAGATGATACGAAAGTCTATGCTGATGCATGGTTGTCCTCAAATAAGAGTAGCGATGAGATCACAGTTGCGCCTTATGATGCTTGGGGTGGTGCTTATGAAGGTCGTAACATTACAGTAGCTTATGCTCCGTTTGGAAATGACCGTCTGAATGTTATCACTGATAAGTTTAATTTGACTGTGAAATCGGAAATCTTCGAAGGTACATTTAAGTATATTGGCAAATCAGGTACTGAAGCTAAGCCATTTGAAGTAGATGGAGGACATACACAAGATCTGTTAGCTAAAGATTTCGAAAAAACAGATGCTTATGGTGTTGGCTATGACTTTGATGACAAGAGAATTAAATCTGTTGTACTTGAATTGGCAAATCAGGATGCTAAAGATTATGTAACATTAAGTGCTACTGACTTTACGAAAACTGACAAAGTTGTAATCTCTAAGAAAGCTTCTCAAACACCTATCGTTACTCCTCCGGTATGTGAAGTAAACGTTATCATTACTGATAAATGGGGCAGACAGACTACTGAAACTGTTTATGTTAAAGTGTTGAAGTAAACCGGATTTAAAAGATCTGTAATTGAGGGAGGTGTGTCAAAATGCGCACCTTCTTTTTTTTAAGCACAAAGCCCCGACTTTCACAAGCTGGGGCTTTGTTATTACCTAAAGATTTTGTATCTTTAGGCATAAGATTTTCACTATGACAAAGATACATTTTCGTCCTTATAATTCCAACCAAACAGTGCTTTTTCCTCAAAGAATTGACGAGGATATTGCAGAGCATGATCCAGTTCGGATGGTTGACGCTCTGGTTGAGAGCCTGAACCTTGAAAGTTTCAGGAAGTTGTATAAGGAATGCGGCCGCAGCCCTTACCATCCCAGGATGATGCTCAAGGTCATTCTCTATGCCTATATGAACAACGTCTATTCCTGCCGGAAAATTGAAAAGCTCCTTCATCGTGACATCCATTATATCTGGCTTGCCGGATATGAGAAACCTGATTTCATTACCATCAACCGTTTCCGCAACCGGGTGAAAAAGGAAATCAACGAGGTATTTACCCAAACCGTACTCCTTCTCTCTTCCAAAGGCTTCATCAGGCTGAATGTGGAATACATTGACGGGACAAAGATTGAGTCCAAAGCCAATAAGTATACTTTCGTCTGGCGAAAAACGGTTGAGCGGAACTGTGAACGCCTGATGAAGAAGATACATGTCCTGTTAGGGCAGATAGACGATGTCATCGCCCAGGAGAACTCATCGGAAAGCAATGAGGAGATTGAGTTCACTCCGGCCATGCTGACTGAGATGGCTGGAGAATTGCGGAAAGCACTTGAACAGGTTCCTGAGCCCTCCACGAAAGAGGAAAAGACTGCGTTGAAAAAGAAACGCAAACAGCTGAAGGAACTGGAAGAACACAGGGACAAGCTGCAGGAATACGACAACCGTCTGGACACGCTGCAGGACAGGAACTCCTATTCCCAAACGGACAAGGACGCTACTTTCATGAGAATGAAGGAGGATGCCATGCGTAACGGCCAGACAAAGCCCGGTTACAACCTCCAGATCGGCACCGAGAACCAGTTCATTACCGATTTTGCACTCTTTCCGAACCCTACGGATACACTGACCATGATACCTTTCCTGCAATCCTTCTCAAGCAGATATGACAGGTTGGCCCATACGGTGGTGGCCGATTCCGGCTACGGTTCTGAGGAGAATTACCGCTTCATGTCAGAAAACGGTATGGCGGGCTACGTCAAATACAACTACTTCCACATGGAACAGCGGCCGAGATTCAAACCGGACCCGTTCAGGGCGGAAAACTTCTACTACAATGAAGAACAAGACTTTTGTATCTGCCCCATGGGACAGAAGATGCAAAGGATAGGGACTAGACATGTGAAAACAGCATCCGGAT